GTACCAGACAGCATGGCCTCTCCTTAATTGAAGAGAATAGTCAAAGCGCCAAACGGTACTGCGAAGGAATCGTTTTCAACAACGTTTCGTTGAATCGCCACTGGGCCTTTCAACAAAAGATCATTGGTCGGGGTAAATACAGCAGCGTGGGTGATGAGTCCCCAATTTGCGTCGGCTGGTCCAAAAATATACGGACCTTCGCTAACAATAGGGGTTCCTGTTGGCGTGCCTCCCGGAGCAGAAAAAGTGATGGCCTGACGTGTGTACCCCAAGATCGGTTCGTCAATCGTAGAGGCGTCTTCAGACGGATCAGTAAGTGACAAAGCTAAATCCACTGAAACTGGCGCAGAACCGGCGACAGTCCCCCGCATCCACTCCAAAATAGTTTGGCCAAAAAAGTGCCCGAAATAGGGTGCCACTTGTAACTGCAACGCCCCTGCCGCAAATGGTAGTTCGTCCCCCACAGGAGAAGTACGCTGGGCGTTTAACGGGCCGTGCATGAGCATGTTTCCAGAATTGTCGAACACGGCTACGTGAGTGACAGTTGGCCAATCGTTATTGGTTACCGGCCCGAAAACAATTGGAGCGGAATTGAAAGCGGACACACCTGCTCCTAGAGTAGGAACAGATGCATTTAAAGTCAAAGCTTGACGAGAATAGCCATCCGAGGCTGGTGGTTCCGAAAGACCGGAACCGTCAGCAAGTGGATCGGCGGAGGAAAGTGCAATCTCTAAACTGCCCGGAGGTGCTGGGAAATCTGTCCCACGCACGTACCCCGCGATGATTCCTTGAAGGTACGTCGAAAAGTGCATGCGTTACACCTGCGTGATTACGGTGACCCAAACCGGCGCATCTGTTTCAGAAGCGCCTCGAATAGCGGTGATTGACTTTCCCGGATCGACGTTCAGCACTTCTACACAGTTGGCCGGAACAAAAGCCGACGTGGCGTCCGCAGTACCAGTCATAGAGATATGTGAGCTAATCTCAGAGACGTAACGAACAACGACTGGCTTTTCCGTACTGTTGGTAAAAACTGCCGCCGAGGACAGTGTTAAAGTCGGTGCTACCGTTTCTTTAAGAGTTTGTGCAAAAAGTGCCATACAGCCGGTGTCTCCCTATATGTGGAGATCAGGCGTCAGCCTGATCTTCCGCAACAGTCTTAGCTTCTTCGAATTCGATGATGTTCGCGATCATGGTCTGCTTCGAAGAGCGGTGGTGAAGTTTTTCGCCGTAACGCTCGGACGCCATATCGCGAAGATTCTTTTCGGTGAAGCCTTCGAGGTATGCGATGACATCATCAGAACCCGTCACACGCTGAGCTTGTGCCAAGAGAGGCTCTTTAGATGGATCAACATCTGACGGAACGGTTACATTTGTGTCGGCAGTTGACTCGGGCGAGGTTGTGGTTTCAGTTGCGTCAGGTTCAGACGGGGTCGGTTCCGTAGGTTCGGATACACCTGCCTCGGCGGCTTTTGGGTTGTTCCAAAAATACGTGCCCATGTTGATCATGTCACGAGCGTTCGCGGTATCAACTTCGAAAGGCGTGCCCTCGGCGTCGTAAACCGTCTGGGTTTTCGCGGCAGGGTCCACAGGTCCGTCGTCTTCAGAACGAGGCTTGTTAACGTCTTCCGCCTTCCAGTAGTAATCGCCGCTGCGTACAAGGTCCAAGGCGTTCAAACGGCTGAATTCAAGTTCGTTGCCTTCAGAGTCGTATACCTTAACCATGTTGGTCGCGGCGTTCTTTGCGCGTGCGGGTGCTTTTGCCATTTATCGGGTCTCCGGCTTATCGGGTTAGGGATTTGAAAAGGGCGGCGTAAGCCGCCCCTTTGGGATTTTGTGGTGCTACCGAACCTTAGCGGTTACGGTCGTGAGCAACCCATGCTGCGAACGTGATCGCTGGGGCAACGCCCGCAACAGTCAAGTTCAGAGCCAGTTCTTCACGGTCAGCGGACAGCTTTTCAAGCGTCGCAGAGTCCAGACCAATGACGTGCTGGCCAGTGCCAACAACAGGGAAGCTAACTGCGGTAACAGCGTTTCCGCCGCCAGCAGCTTGAACTTCAATGTCAAAGGTGTATACTTCGTCGCCGTTTGCGTCTGCCGCAGCTTCAACTGCAATGACGATTGCGTAGCCTTCAGCGCCCAGCTTGTTCTTCTGGGAACCTTCGCGGGCGTTAACCAGCTTGTCCAGTGCAAAAGTTCCGACTTCGCCGGAAGCCGCCAAAGCAGCCTCACCGGGTGCGCGGAAAGCAGTGTCTGCTTCGTAGATGTAGTTGACTTCAGAGCGTGCCATTTTCTCGATATCTCCTTGGAATTGGGTCGTAATCGACTGAGGGGTTTGATGAGGGGACTCATCGTCCCCTCAGATAAGATTACTTGGTGACCGCTGCGTTGCTGATACCACGGAGACGAGCGGCAGCGCGACCGTGCATGACGGCCATACCGACCAGCCATTCAACACGTGTACGCATAACCGGGCGCTCTTGCAGTTCGCCGAGGTCGCGGACTTCCATGATGCCGTTTTGCAGACCCATGACACCTTCGTCACCCATGTTTACACAGTAGATGGAAGTTGCGGATGCAGTTGGACCACCAGCACCGATTTCGTTGAAGTCGATGATCTGGTCACCATTCGCGTCATAGTCAACAACAAGAATAGGCAGGTTGTCAAACTCAGTAACGCGACGACCAAACTCGTCCATGGTCTTGGTGATGTAGCCACCAACTGCGGCGTCGTCTGCCGCTGCTGTCAGCAGGTTGCGCATGCGCTTGGACATGATCAAGTGAGTTGGTTCTTCAACTTGGTCAATCAGGTCACGCAGTGCGGAGATGGACAGAGGATCACCACCGTCAGTGTTGCCTGCGTCCAGAAGCTGGTCGCCCTGAACACGTGCACGAAGGCCGTCGAACTCACGAGGGTCAGCGGTAGAGTCACCGTTGATCATCTTCGCGCCAATTGTCAAGGACAATGCCTTAACCTTGCGCAGTTCGTGCTGACCGCGAACGTCTTCAGCAGTGAACTTCAGAGTTGCGAGGTCAACGTCCAGATCACCACCGCTGATAGACAGCGATTCAGTCTCTGGGTTCATGATGCCAGCGGAGGCTGTGTAGCCTTCACCGATACCACGGAAAGCAACGCCCGGAAGCGCACCTTCGAGGTTGTAACGATACGCACCGCCGTCCACGTTCATGAACTGGGTTGCGCGGAGAAGGTCGCTCGAACGAGCGAAGTGCTCAATAATGGTGTTGCGAAGGACTTCACCGGGGTTGAGCTTGGAGGCTTCAAGCAGAGTGATCACTTTCGTGTCTCCTATTTTCGGTTTGCTTGCTTCAGGTTTTTATACGGGCTATGTGAAGCAGGCTCGCCGAGCCTGATTAGCACCCATCAACTCAGCCCAATGAAGTTGAAGGCAGTTCAACTAGAATTAACCACTCCGTGGATAACTCTGGTTATTGCGGGGCTGGAGCCCGTAGGCTCCAACATTCGTTATCAGAGGCCGTTTGCACGCGCATACTTCATGCGCTCGCTAGGCTTCATTTCCGCCAATTCCTTAGCGGTAAGACGACCGGCGGTCTTGTCTGAGCTTCCAGCAGCACCTCCGCCTTTGGAACCCTTGAAGAGGAAATCATTCTCTTCACGCTGTTCCAGAAGCCATTCCTTCATGGTCTTGGCGCTCACGCCGTCGGAACCATATAGGATCGTACCATCCGGTTGCTTCGGAATAATCTTGCCGTCATCTTCAACCTTGAAGGTTGCGATGGCGGTCGGCAGGATCATTGCGACAGCCTTGTCGATCATGGCAACGTCTGGGTCAGAAGCCGCAAGACGTACAGCATTTTCAACCATCATCTGATTTGCACGATTTACCGCAGCATCCGCCTTGGCCTTGTGCGCATCACGATCTTTTGCCATCGTAGCCAACTGGTCCTTGAAGTTGTTGGTCACGTCGGTAACACGTGCCGCAGCAGCTTCTTCCAGTGAGGTCTCTTCGACGAGCTTGCCGTCTGCGACCTTTTTGCTTGTATCGCGCAACGCTTCCAGCGTCTTTGCGAACTCCGACAGCTTGCCTTCTTCGAGGTCCGGCAGGGTAACCCCTGTCACGTTCTCGTATTGGGCAAGAGAAGCTTGAAGGCCATCGCGTTCTTGAGATAGTGCGATGTTGTTTTCACGGAACTCTTTGATCTTGTCCGAGCTAACAACGTTGACAACGTACTTGCCATCAACTTCCTTGGCTGCTTCTTGAAGGTCCTCCGGGACCTCCGAAAGACTTTCGTATTGAATCTGTGCCATATGTCTTACGTCACACCGTGACGTACCCTTTGTTAAGTTAACCTCGACACCGCCGAGGGCGAGAACGGGGAGTTCTCAATGTGCCCTTTCGCATATAAAATGTCACATAGACAAAATGCTTTTGAGACCTGATGGACGATGTTTAACCCATCGTGCTTAAAAAGTCAAGTTTCGAACACATAAACGGGTCATGTGTCAAATATTTTTTAGAAGGACTCCGGATCATCAAATAGTGATTCCGGATCGTACCCTTTTACCGTCCCCCGAACAGCCGACGCTGCCTCTGATCCGATCAAGTCCTTCAGCGTTTGGAATCCAATTCGCCCGTCGTTGAAATCATCAACGGCGTCCAGTCCATCCGCATCTAGGTCAACGATTTCTGGGATGGTGGAAATTTCAGAAAACCGCTTCATTCGCCCACAGTATCCGATGATGTGAACGTTGGTGCAAAATCCGGCGCTGGCTCACATGTGACTGGGTGCGGAGCAGTCCACGGCTCGTTGTTAGGCACAGGTAGTCCCGGCATCACCGGAGGATAGTATGGAGGATACGTGGGAGGTTCCGGATAAACTGGAGACAGTGGTGCGTGGGTTTCTTCAGGTAAGTCTTGTCCAGATTGAAGAACCAGAAGCCGCATAAGCAGAACCAGTTCCTCAAGCTTTCGTTCAATACGGTCCAGACGATCAGTCGTTTTGCTCATCAGTCTCTTCCGCTGTCTGCTGTGCATCGAAGGACCGTGCATCGCGTGTCTGTTGCTGTACTCCGGGATTTGGTGGCTCGTTGCCGTTTCCGGAAACATCAGAAGCTGCTCGCGCAAATTCTTCCTTGGAAACACGATACTCGTGGAAAGTTTTCGCGTCCGGAAACTCTTTCATTCGCGCCAAAACGTCTACCATGTTTGGGAACTGTTTTGCATCTTGGAGAAGCTTGATGTATTCATCCTGCTCCATCCACTCTGGAATGACCTCGAAGCGTTTAAGATAATTATAGA